GCCAGTAGTCGTGACCGCAATCGCATTCCGTAGGTCGAAGAACCTAAAGTATTTCGACCCCAAAGCGCCGTAGAGGGAGTTAAGAGATACCTTCTTCGACAGTTGGAGGTTTTTGTATTTGGCAATCTTCTTTTTGAGTTTTGCCTTATCTTCTTCCGTTGTTGCATACTCGTAGTCTTGTTCCGCATCTAACATTGCCTTCTTATAGACCTTACGGTCATTAAACATCTTCTCAACCATTTCAGGCATGAAACCTTGCTTGTCACGGCGATAGAACTGGCCGTTTGCTGTTAGACAAACATCATCACCCAAGATACAAGTTGTATCCACATCACGGTTAAGAAGGCGATCCACTGTAATATTAGAGGCCACAATAGAACGCATACAATCAGTATAGTCAGAAGGCTCAACAATGGTCTCCGGGGAGATATTGCTTCCCATAATGACGCTAGGATACTCAGAGTTAACATCAAAAGAAGCAACCCAACTATGAAATCCAACCAAGGGATCCTTAACATATGCACCAACATAACGAGACTCCTTCTCATGTCTCTCAATGGGCGGGACAACCACATTCTTAGACTTTAGATGATTGAAACAGATAACGTCCCACATACGGACTTGTGCGAATACATCCTCATAATTGCACTTATTGTCATAGGACAAAGTAAGGGCCAATTCAACGAGTTTGTTCTTTTCATCAATACGGTCAACAAGGTCAACGTCTTTGATGTTATAATCGATGAACTTTTGATAGTCCTCCTTATACAGATTATGGAGAGAACCATATTCTTCATAGGATAACTTACGTTCACCTAACTCTACGTGACCGATATTATCCAACTTATAGGACTCTTGTGACTTACCGTCAGGAGCATATCGCTGATACAGGTCAAGCATATCTAGTGTGGCAATGCCAAGGATAGAATAAGACTTAATCTTACGGTTCATTCCAAGGTCAACCAACTTATCATTCAACACACCCCAAGGTGATAGTTTACGAGCCTCGTTCTCACCAAGCATATTGGTAATACGGTTGACCATGTAGGGAATATCAAAGTTTTGGACGTTCCATCCTGTAATAACATCAGGATAGTCCGATTGCCACCAACCAAGGAACTTCTTGATTAGGTCAATCTCATCATAACACTTGAAATAGGTAACGTCAGAACGTGTATTATCATATTCACCATAACCGAATGTGGTAAACTGTCCGTCCATCTTGACTGTGATTGCTGTGAGAGGCCCCTTGGCATCATCTGCCTCAGGGAATCCACCACCAGGTGGTTCGCCAACCTCAATATCGACATTAGCAATCTTGATTTGTGATATGTCCCATTCAACAGTATAAGGAAACTCATCGGCAATAAAGCAATACTGATAACGGTTCATGCCGTAAACTTTAAAGTTTTCAACATCATCGTATTGCTTGATGAACTCACGGGCATCACGAATTGTTCCGGGTTTCACCGGTCCAACATACTCACCATAGATTGTGGTATATTTTGTCCTATTCTGCGAAGGAACAAAAAGCGTCGGATGATAATCGACTTTATGTCTCACCCGACGCCCATTGTCAACGCCTCGATACAGGATTTTACCACCCCACACTTCAACGTTTGTATAGAATTTCATTAGTTACCTGTTGCGCCAATGATACCCTGTGTTGGGAGGACAATGCCACCAAACAATGAATTATACTGATTGACAAACTCCTTTGCTGGCGTCATAACGACAAGAACCAGGGCGGCGTTCAAATCAAACTCTTTATCTTCACTAAACTCACCAAACGGTGCTAGACCTACCTGTGGATTCTTTGGGTCGGCCTTGTTAGGCATAACCACAACACGGATAGGATTCTTGACACGAATAACTTCCTTGTTACGTTCAAGGACTTCTGCCATAATTTCTTCACCGCCAAGGATGCGGATAATCTTTAGATTTTCTGTAATAGCCATTAGTCTACAATCTCCATTAGATAGTCATAAACTCCAAGTGTAATCCACTTGAAGGGAACGGTAGTCATTCGACTCCCGTGTTCATTGATAAAGGTGTAAGCATTGTCCTCATCGGCAATCTTGCCGATACGTTCCCACTTGCCATCATAGGCACGTTGCTTAAACTCTTCCTCAAAAATCTTCATATTCTTTTCACTTGTCTGCATAGTGTTCTCCTTAGTCCCATAGGTTCTGATAATACTTACCAAATAGTTTTAGTCCGTTGGTGATACGGTCTTGGTGTGCCTTGCGACCTTCCCGATCTACAATGTAAGGTTTCTTCCAACGGAGAGGCGTTACATCCTTGCCTTCATCTTCCGGGTAGTCGTCCCAATCAATCTCACCTTCTTGAATAGTATATCTGGATTCCCAGTCGTTGTCAACCAGTTGTTCAAAAGTCCATATTAATTCATTGAGAATCCAATCCCACTTGTGGTGAACCCAATGGTCTTCGGTTTCCCAATCATCTTCGCTTTTCTTGGAGGTATAACGCATGGTTGTGGGAAGGTCCTCGTCATCAACAATAGGAGAACCATGCTTGGTTTCTTTAAGTTGCTTGAGCATAGGAAGGATGATTAGAGCAAGAGTATCATCCATATTCCAAGTATCATACTTGTCAATACGGATCTTGACCTTTCGGCCGCCCTTTAGTTTGTCACTCCAGTTAAAAAAATCTTCGGCAGGTGTATGTTCACAAAGCCAGTCACCAATCTTCTCACAACGGTCTTCCGATACACCAATGTATTGAAGAAGGTCGGCGGTCTGATAAACACCCCACCACTTACGATACGGACCTAGATATACTTTCATAATATTTCCTTATTTCAAGTTTGATGTTATAGGCACAGGTAGCACATTCTACCGAACACCCATGCTTTTCCATAATGTCTTGAACGGAAGGTATTCCGTCATGACTGTGACTTTCAAGGATTTGTTTAACGGTATTAGATGTTATGACGTTACAGGAACATAAGATCATTGCCTTCCCCTCACTTACATATATATTATAGCAGAACTGGAGTGGAGGTCAAGATGTTACCTATCAATAGTTGGACAATTAATATAATTTTAGGCATTATACTTTCAATCATAGCAGGTGGTGGATATCTGGTATGGAAGAACTCCGTAGAAGATTCGGTACTAATGCAGGTTAAAATACAGCAGTTGGAACAGCAGATAAAAGATCACGAAAAAACTATATCCGATCTGGAAGCCACCAACAAAGAAGGTATAGAGATTATTGCCGATCTAAAGAACAAAGAGATTGATCTAAACCAGAAACTAAGAGACTTGGAATCATATCTAAGCACTCACAAGGATGATAAAGAGTCATCAGAGGTTCTAAAGAGAACATTCAAGGAACTATCACAATGAAGAAAGTATTGTTACTAACTCTATTCTTGGCTGGGTGTCAGTCAACAGTAACACCAACAAAACTAACCGTTGTAACACCACCTGAACAAATGTATGATTGTCCTATCAAGAAGCAATGGCCAAACTGGCAGAAACTAAATGACACCGAGGTGGCCAAAACGATTGTTGAACTTTATAAGAACAATAAACGTTGTAAGAACTCCGTCGATGCCATTCGTAAGTATCTAACGGACGCTAAGGCCCGTATAGAGAATTAAAGTGTGGTTGGATCGGTAGGCTTTGATGCGTTTGTGACGTTGCCGTCCTTAGCAGCGGCACCTAGACCGACGATTGATAGAACGAATGGCCAAACTTCGTCAAATGGGGGAAGAGGAATATTCTCTGGCCACACACCGGCAAACTTTAGACCATACGCTACCAACGGAATAAGACCCATAATGGTCGTCTTCCAGTTAGCGGTAAAATTCTTAAACATAATAATCTCCTTTACAAAGATGCCCGAAGGCACCCTTATTTAGGGATTACTGAATCTGATATACCGCTGTACCACAAGACTTCTTGATCACTGGGCTTGATTCCCAGGGACGTAGCCAGCCATAATGCCATGTTCCACCGACACAATACATGCCACGATGAACAGGAACAGACCAGTCACCAACGAATGGTGGATCCTGAACAGGATTATAGTATGTACCATATGGTGTGTGATTGTGAGCGAAAGCGGCAGTGCTAAAAAGCACCGCAGCAATCATAACGAAACGGGACATCATAGTCCTAGAACTCCAAGACC